ACGGGGCCGCGCATCCATAGAGCACAAGTCCAGATGGATGGGGCACGAAGGGGAATGGGGTCGCCCCACTGTCAAACCAGACCTCACTCGTCAGGCTCCCTAAGAGCCAGAGCTGTCGGTTCAAGACCGCTATCGACACCCACGGGTCGGATTCAATCGACCGCTGCTGGAACTGGGTCGCATCCCATGTGGTGCCATCCAGAAGATCGCTCAGGTAGATCGTGCTGGTCGATGTATCCAACGCAATGAAATACCCATCGAGCTGGGCTCCCATCGTGGTGCCCCCATCAACCGCAGGGTCGCGGACCTGGGCAAAGGCGTTCGAGCTTAACGTGAAGATATATCCATAATTACCAGAGGTGATAAATAGCTCGCCGCCACCATCTGGTAGTCCGCCACCATCTCCATTCCATGAGATCGTCGCGGGCTTTCCGTCATTCACCATCGGTGTAGACGGATTTCTTGAGGTCAATACATAGGTGCTAGAAATCTCATAAAGCGTGCGGCCCATCACGCAGAACGTGCGGTCCTTGACCGCAATCATGGCACGACCAGGCGCATCGTCAGCGGTCACCAAACTCGTCACCCCTGGTGTGGGATAGAGCGCCATCGGACCAGATTGACCGGGAGCCTGCGCTGGTTCCGCATACCAGTTCATGGTGTGTTCCCCATCGGCTATCGGGCTCTGTGCCACATACGACGGACCAAGGAAATTGGGATACAGGGACACTAGAAGTTCCCCGTATCGAATCTCGATTGACCCAAGGTGCCCGTCGTGGACCCACTGATCCAAGCCACATTACCTACCGAGAGGTCCGAGAGACGCACATTGCTTCGTTTCACGTTCGTTTCTGCGTCTAATGCAATGCGCTCAAGAGAATCCGACGGCATCACCGAAAAACTCGGGGCTAACTCAAGGGCTAACGCCGTCCGGTAAAACCGACGATAGCCGGGTGGGAGAAGGACCACGTCTGTTAGCGCACTAAACTCCGAGGCGGGCGTGGGGGTGTAAATGACACCCAAGAGACTCGACCCGGTCGTCACCGGCCACGGGCTGAGGGTTCCTAATGACGCCGTCCCGGCGAAGGTCGGATTGTAGTAATAGTATTCGGGATAGGTCGCCGTCTGCGTTTTCGGCGTCAGGGCGGCATATTGGTCTTGGGTGAGGGGTCGCCCGAGGAGATATTCTTGGGCGGGGCTCACACTCGTATCTTCGTAGCCAACATTCAGAATAGAGCTGGGGCTAACCGGACGACTGCACGCGATCGTTCCCGTCAGGCCCACGGTATACGACGTGGTCCCCGAGACCAGCGACCACGTCGTCCGCGTACTCGTATAGACCGTTAACCCTTGCGTGGCGAGTCCGTCAATCCAAGAATTGACTCGCGACAAGGCGAGGGCACTGTCCTCAGACGTCGGCGTTTCCGTTGCCGCAATGAGACCGAGGTCTTGAAGTGACTCAGTAATGACGTCCCCAATGGTCGCCATCAACTACTCCTGATACAGAGCCACCATCGCAGAGGCGGTCGTCGAGGTGCTATTGATCCGTTTCGGTCGAATCAACAGCGTCGATCCCGCAACAGCCGTAAATGTTGCGGTGGCACCATTAGACGCGACGGCCACGACGTTTCCGGCCCCGCCCACATATACCGCCATCGGCAGAAGGGCGTTTCCATCATCGGCCGTGATTTCTCCAATGTTAATCGTGTCGCTTTTTGTAATAGCCACCCATTTGTTATAGGCGGCTGGTGTCGGAACTGCCATCGTAATCTCCTCAGAGGCTGACGCATTGAACAGAAACGAAGAGTCCCCCCTATGACCCAAGCGGCCATAGAGGGGTCTTCATCAAGGACTTACGCAGCGCCTGATTGAATACGACAGATCCACTCGGGACGCACGACTTTATAGCCGAAGAGCACATCGAACCTCGACTTAAAGACATCCGTATCGACGTCCCAGACTCGGGCAAACCGCATCGAGATCCCGACCTGCTTATCAGTTTTCACTGACGCCTGATCGACACCTTGCGGCTTCTGGAGTTCTGCAAACGCCAGTGCAATCGCACTCTTGTGCCAGAGCATCCCCTGGGCCGAGGAGGTCGATGCGGCAGACGCAAAGGTGAGCGCCGCATTATCAGCAGGGACGGCGCTAACGGTTTGTGTCGCCCCACTGGTGATGATGGAGGGAGAGATCGAAACCGTCAGATCGCCACTCCCATCAGAGGTTCCGGCAGCCGTAACCACAAACTGCTGGAGAACGCCAGTGCTCGTCTTCCCGACTGGATTCACCGAATAGACATCTGCCAGTGTGAATACGTCACCTTCAGCAACCACGAGTGTTGACGCGGTCCATCCGTCGGTCGTGATTGAGGTGGCCCCACTGGCAATCGTGCCATCAATGAGCGGCGTGCCTCCCAAGGCTCCTGAGGTGCGTGCCGTGGTGTTCTGATCCATCTGCCACGTCATGCCAACCGCTTTGCCCATCTCGCCTGAATCGTACTGGCTCGCAATCTTCCCCGAGGTCTGGAACAACCCCTTCAGGGCATCGACCACGTTGGCCTGCATCTGCGGACCAATCACGACGGCTCGATCTCCATCACGTGGACAGGCGTATTCGTCCAGTTTGGCTTGTGCGTCGAGATACGTCGAAAGCGCCGTTGGCGTGGTGCCTGGGGTGCCAACAGAGTTGTAGACGCTATTGAACGCCTCGCTCATGATGGTGTTGTCCACCTTGTTCGCAAGCAACGTAATCTGCGGTTTGATAATCTGATCGCTGAAACTCGACAACGACAAGGCCAGCGACGCAGACGTCAGTGACGTATCCACACCAATCTGTGTGCCAATCGTCAGCGTGACGCTATCATCCGTAATGTTCTGCGCCGAGAATGTCGCCCCGGTGCGAACCGTATACTGATTCGGCTTACGGATACGAATCGAAGAGCTGGTGTTACTCAGCCCATCCTTTTGCCCAAAGAGACCCTCGAATTTCCGGTCGCAATGGTTTGCGGCGGCGAGGTTATTCTTAAAAATCCTCAACGCCTCCAGCGTAATCATGTCATCGGTCAGAAATGTGTTCGCCATTAGTTCGTCCTCATGTCAAAAGTCAAATTACCGTTCATGAAGTAGCTGCTTTCGCACACTCTCCCACTCCGCAACGGAGTTGATATCAGCAGGTGAGCGATGGCTCGCTACGGTTCTCGCACTACTACTCCCTACCGGCCGTATAGGGGGCTGTGCCTGACTTGTGACGGGAGGAGACGCCGAGCCGTTGGGTGCAGCGTCTAGTCCTACTTCGATCCGACCGAGTTCGCGCATGGCGAGCATCGGGTGCAGCGCAGAAATGCGCCGGAAGTCATCTTCGTGCGATGACAGATACGACATTAAACTGTGCGGATTCTCGCTATCAATCAACAAATCTGCAATAGCGGTTGCGCCCGTGGGTACCTCTCCTTTCTGAAGAGACATCGCGGGTCGTAAATTCAAAATCTCTGGTTGAATCGTGGCGAGAAACTCAGGATCTCCGTTTCCGCCCTCATTCATTTTCTTAGCAAATAACTCGGCACGATCCTCGTGCTGGCGACGCTGTTCGGACTGCTGCTGCTGCTGATGAGCGGCGTGCAGTGCCTCTGTGAGTTCCTCGCGGGCGGCCCATCGAGCTTTTGCCGCCACAAAATCCCCATATTCGGTATAGTCCGCTTCCTTGGGCTCGGACTTTACGGGTGCCGTCTCGGCGGGTCCCTCTGCGGACGGCACGGGCAACGATGCCGCGTCGGCTGGGCTCGACGCGGGTGGTTCGGCGGCGGCGGGTTGAAGGGCCTGAATCTGTTGCCGTAACTGCGCAACTTCTTTTCGAGCCTCTTCTCGCTCCCACACGATTTTGTCAATTCGCGCTTTCGCTTTCTTGACCTTCGGACTCCGCTGTCGCGGTTGAGACTTGCGAGTCTCCTCCTCAACATCCGCGTCATCGGTGGGAGCCTTGGCAGTGACGACGTCTGGCTCGACCGCCTCCTCGGCTTCCGCCGGGATTGGCTCACGCTCGAACGGGAGCCGATCCTCGGCCTGGAACGCTTCGGATGAATCAGTCACAAGCGCCTCTCGAACTTTCTCGTAGTCTGAGAGCGACGAAATGTTCCGAGCGGCTTCTGCGGCATCCTGTGCGAGTTGCGTGTCGGGTGTGGGGTCGGCCATTGTCTTCTCTCCTACCACGGGCGCGTGACAGTAATCGTCGTATCAAGCTCGATCTTGTCCTTGGCTTTCAAGCCACCGCGATCGAGGAGATCCTTTGCCGCTCCCAACATGACGGATTCCGAGTCGGCCCGCAGGAGACGCTCAAGGGTATTGATCGCCTCCTCAGACAACCCGCGCAGTCGCAGTTCCGCCAGTTCCATCATGACCTTGGCTTTATCGAGCGCGACCGGCGTCTTTCCCCCATGAAACATACACGTTCGCTGCCCCTTCATCGCATATTTCCCGCATTGCTTCCCCGACCGCTTGCTCGTGGCTGTGCATTGATGGAGACGCGGGACTCTCGTCTCGATCGATGTCTCATCCGTGGTCTTCGCGGGAGGCTGATCCATGTAGCGCACTCAGGCTCGTGAATTTCGCGGGTCCCACTTGCGTCCACGCCAATCTTCATCCCAATCTCGATCCCAGAGTCGATCCTCATGCTGTCGCTCTGTTTCTCCCGCATAGCCAAATCGTCCGTATTCATCGTGAGATCTACTCGCACGCCTCCGATCTCTGGCGCGGCTACTCAGTTCCTCAAGGAGTCGTTGCCGAGTCGCTGGATCGCGGCGAGCGTCTGGAGGCAATTGATTAAACGCATCTCGTACCTCTTGGCGCACTGTATCAAGATGCTCTCTGTCCACATCCTCTGCCCAGACCTTCTTAGCCGGGATTTCATGACTGCGTCGACGATCAAGAATAGCTTGTGTCGTATCCCTGTACACATTAGGCGGACTGTCTGGAGTTCTGAATGAAGGAGACTGTTGGGAATAAGCCCGAGCGGCTGCCCGACCCTCTGGTGTATACGCAAAGTCTCTTCCTCTAACTCGTGGCATCTTGTATATCCTTTCGTCCTCAGGCGTCTCTAGTATGCCGTGTTTATTCGTCTAACGGAAGGTCCACATCAATATTGACCTCAGGCGTCTCACGTGTCGCTCGATCTTTTGCCACATCGATCTCGGCGCTAATCGCATCACGTGTGACCTCGCCCTCGACTTTGATCGCCTCAAGCTCTTGGGCCTGCGCGGCTTTCATCGACTGGGCGTGTTCTCCAGACAAAATATGCTGCGTGGACATCTCACGGGCGTGCCGCTGCTTCATGATCAGCTCACGTTGTTCTTGCTGGCCTTTTTCGTTAGTGACGAGACCCTTCGTCATCGCCCGCAGCTCTTCGACTTGAAGCGTTGTGGCGTCCTTCATCGACTGCAAATGGACTTCGAGGTCGGCTTTCCCACGCGCCATCGCCGCCTCTGCTGACCATTTGGCTTGATCGGTCTTGATAAAGTCGGATGCCTTGGCTAACTCTTCTTGCAACTGCTGACCTTGTTGTTGCAGTTGCTGAATCTGCGCCGTCATCGCCATCAGATTGTCACCTTGCTCCTCATCCAACCACGGCATCATATGCTGACGCTCTTTTTTCAAGAGTTCTGAAATTTCTTGCGATCCGGGAAAATCTCGATATCGGAAATACAAGGGGCCGATAAGCGGAAGTAACGCCGGATTCGCCTGGAGGATCTGTCCGATTTCTGCCGCGCCTTCATCCAAGCGTGTCTGGAATGACCGTCCCACGGTCACGGAGACTCCATAGACGCCCTTCTTCAGATCGAAGAACTGTTCCTTTGGCGGCGAGAGCATCGGTGGAAACCCCCCAGGCCCACCCATTGGCGGCATTCCTGGCGGCATCGGTGCTCCTCCTGGCGGCATCCCAGGCGGCGGCGCTCCCATTCCTGGCGTCATCCCCGGTGGCGTCATCCCCGGTGGCGTCGGTATCCCGATCGGAGGCATCCCCGGCGGTAATGGCACACCAGCCGGAGGAAGGCCCAGAGGGGGCGTCATCCCTGGACCACCCATCGGGGGCGCGGCACCCGGCATCGGCGGAATACCTCCCATCGGGACCGGACGAGGTCGTCCCGACTCCGGGTCCATGAAAAACGGAAGATTGAGAATCGCCACAGACGGCTCATCTTCGCCCTTAACGAGCTGCACGACGCGACCGGGACGGTCATAAACAATAGGAATCAAGTCTAAAATGACCTTTGCTTCGTAGGTCATCGAGACGCTGGCGAGATTATCGAGATACTGACTCGTCCCCGCATCTGACTGCTGCTGGAGCGCCATCACGGCTCGACCGCTCCGGTCCGATCCGCCCCGTCCAAGACTCGGGTCAAAGGTCGAAGTCGTTGCCTGGATATACTGATCGGCTTGTTGCAGGAGCTGCATCGAGACGCTCAGGCGACTTCCATCAATCGGCACACGGCTCGGAATCGGTGCGGGTTGCCCGCTAATACTGACTGGCGCGTACTTGAGGACGGGGAAGTTCCGCGTATTGGACTGCTCCCACATATCCTTGTAGCCCTCATCCTGACCCTCGGCCATCATCCACGGCGCACGCGGTTCGAGCGCCCCGATCTCGACTGCATTACTCGCTGCATAGTTATAAAGGCGCTGTCCATCCTTCGCGGGGCCAATCATGCCCACAAAATAGCGATCGTCATCAAATGGCTGTAATTCTCGTCCAATAACGGGAATAATCGGGATGTATTTCCCGTTCCAGGTTTGGGGTTCCGTTACTTCCTCGATTCCATTGATAACCGACCAGGTAACGGTGGGAACCTCCACGGTTCGCTGGCGTCCCCCCTCTCGCACGACGGCTCCCTCAGGGAGATCGGTCAGCAGGCTGTAGCCCCCATCCTCTAATTCCACCCATGTTTCTTTCGTATAGGTTTTTCGGAAGTATTCCGCGACCAGGACGTGAGTCTGGTCGTCACCCTCCACGCGAGCCCACTCCGGCATCGTTCCCACGAGCCCTGTGAGCGCGTCGTCGTTATACCCCGCCATTGCCGAGGTGTCATATTCCCGCTTATAGCGGTCAAATGGCATCCAACTGCACGAAAACGCAAATTCCCCATCGCTCCAGTCTGGCATTTGCGCGGACGGATCCAAATAAACGTTTTCTTGGTAAAGGAGACGCTCAATCACGATTTTCTGGTCAAACGGGTTATCGCTCTCGCTGTCATAGACCGTATTGACCCGATAAAAGCCCATCCCGGCCTTCACGGCACGCTCAAACGCCCAGCCCCGCGCAATATCCGCTCGACTATCCCGCTCGATGGAGCGATAGAGTCCCTGAATCATGGAGGCCGTCTTCGTATCCGCCTCGGGACTGACGGGATGAATCTGAACGCCGAGACGCGCCCGTTGCTGTTGGTTGACGATGAGTTGAATCGGCTGATCGAGCTTAGAAATGCTGAGTTTGGGGCGGGCGGCGATATTCACGCCGTTGATTGACGTTGCCTCGCGCTGTTTCTCCGCATCAATGGGCCACTGTTTCTCTGGGATTTGGAATTCGAGGTCTTTATGCTCGCGTTCCCGCTGATTCGCATACGCGGCTTGACTTAACTTAAACCGATCTAGGGCTTCGTTAATCGTGGACGTCTTGCTCACACCCAACTCCAGGTTCGTGGGGCCACCATCGTATCAATCGAAAATGGTTCAGAGCGTACAGGTTTAGGTAAGCGATGCCGCACCGCTAATCCTCGAAATGCGTCTGCCGCATGGGAACTCCAGTCGTGGACCGGGGTTGCTCGGAACTCACCCAAGCGCGAATTATAGTCCCGCCGATAATGCTGCAAAGCTTCCACGAGCGGGCGCGTCTTCCTCTCGTCAAACCAGCACCGAGACCAGAGCAGACGTGCGGCATGAATCCCATCTTCGACTTCACTCGCCCCACCGGTCACTCGCGGCGTCACTTCAAAGCGAAGACCAAATCCCGCTGCCACTTCGAGTCGACTTTTCCCGGTACCTAGCTCCCGAACCGCGATATCATGCGGGGCCCAGTGCGTCCCGTACACATACGGGCGGGTTGAGAGCACATTCGCATAATACTGCAATCCTTCTCCACTTGCCTCCACAAAGTCAATGAGGCGCACTTCGCCTGATCGTAGCGACTGGCTAAAGATAATGGCCGTGGCGTCTCCCATCCCTAAATCCCAGTCTGTATCGACGGGAATGGCCGGGTCGTACGGCACGGGGCAAATCCGTCCATCCTCTCGCGCCGTCTCCAGTTGATCGGCGTAAATCGCCCCTTTCACCGCCGCCTCAAACGAACACTCGAACTCACACTTATATTCGTCGGGCGTCATCACATTTCGCGCCGCATCGAGTTCTGGGTCTTCAATTAACCCTGTGGCCGACACCGGAAAGGTCAATAAGGCCCATTCCTTGTCTTGTTCGGCTGTTTGCACGGCGTCATAGAACTGATTCTTCCCGTTTGGCGTGCCGAGGAAGAGCGCCCAGCCTTTCCGGTCGGTCAGCGCGGGACGCACCACCTCCGAGAAGACATTGGCGGGTTGGAGGCCGAATTCATCAAAGACGACCCCATCGAAGAACAATCCCCGAAGCGCATCGGGGTTATCAGCCCCGAAAAGCTGCATTCTGGCCCCATTCGGGAAATTGACGATGAGATCGCTCTCACGCTGCTCAATTCCCGGCAACGGACCGGTATACGCCTTCACATAATCCCAGGCAATCAGCTTCGCTTGGCGATAGGTGGGCGCAATATAGGCAAATCGGGGGCGTTCGACGGTCGCTTCGAGGGCCGAGAAGATGATGTGGTTAATGGCGCAGACGGTTTTCCCCATCCGGCGATGACAGACCGCGACCACCCAGCGATGACTCCCGAGGGCTTTATGCAGGAGCACTTGCTGCGGTCGGGGCGTATAACCAAGGTCAATCGCGGTCGGCATTAGCGTGGTTTCGGCGGACCCGCATAGATCCCTTGTCCTATCGAGTCCGATAGGGATTTGGCGTACGAATCAGCATCCTCTGATGTCTTGAATTTACCAAGATGCTCCCCGGTTACCCGATAGTGTCGCTCTGCCTCTCGTTGGTCGACAACCTCTCCATCCACAATCGACGGAATCAAGACCCACGGACCCTCTGGTGTGTCTTGAATGGTGATGGAATAAATCGTTCCCACCGCATTTGGATCAGAGGGGTCATTCTGGAATTCTTCTGGAATC